TCAACGTTGAGGTTAGCGTTGAGTGCAGGGGTGTAATCAAGTACACCAGCCATGGTTAGAGCGGAAGCAACGTCTGCAGAACAGATGATGGTGTTGCCCTTTCCTCTACGAGTGCGTTGTGCAATTGCGTTAGCGTCACGCTCGATTTGGAATAGAAGTCCCTTGAACTTCTCAACTGACCATCTACCGTTGGAGTCAACGTCGAGGTCGAAAGTACCGTTGGTTGCAACGTTGGTGGTAGCGCCTTGCTCAGCAACCTTATAGATGGTTCTGATGACTTCTCTGTTGATCTCAGCGAGGATCTCAGTGGAGAGAAGGTTAGCAAGTTCTGCCTCAGCGTTTAGACCGTGGATAGCCTTGAGGTCCTGAGCGAGCTCAAGTGAGTACTCAGCCTTGAGGGCACGTGACTTTGCAGTTACGGTGACTTTCTCGATCGAGAATGCCATCTCGTTGAAGTGGTTACCAGAACCATCTCCAAGTGCCTCAGAAGCACCGGTCTCCATACCCTGACCAACGTTATATGGTGAAGGGTTGGTTGTAGCGGTTCCAACTGGGTTTAGTGCACCAGGGTTGCTACCAGACTGTGCGGTAGTACCGAAACCAACTAGACCGTCAGAGAATCCACCTTCTAGTGAACGTCCGCTGTTCTGACCAGAGAATGCTGAATCGACTTCATCGAAGAAGGTTTCAGCACCAGACTGGTTCTGATAACGGGAACGCATTGCGAAGATAAGTCCAGTAGGACCAGACATTGGCTGAACGCCGCAGATATCGTATGCAATGAGGTTAGGCATTGCACGACGGATGAGGCTGATTAGAACAGGATCGAAACCTGCAACAGGACCAGCAGCATCAGAAGAACCAGAGAATCCACTAGTACCAGCAGAGTTGGTTGGGGATGCTTCGCCGAGGAACTCTTGTGCCTCACGAAGTTCTCTTTCTTGGTTCTCAAGAAGTTGTGCAGTAACTGCACGTCTGTGGGAGTCTTTGATTGCACCTGAACCTTCATGGTCCAGGATTGGAGCCCACTTCTCCATTAAATGTTGGGTGTTTGAAAATTCCATTGTTTTTTTGATACCTCTTTAAAAGTGTCGTTTAACTGCGGTTTGAGTATTATCTAGAAATCACTTTTTAGCAACGTTGGAAAGAGCTCTTAGATAAGCATCCATAGAACGTGAATGAGTCACTTCTTGGAAATTAGCTTCTTCTTTTAGATTTTCCGTTTCGTCAGCAGGAGTACCAGCGTGCTCTGGGAAGTAAGACTTCCTTAGAGTTACTAGTTTCTCACGATAGTTCTCTTCACTCTCAAACTCAACACTTTCTGCGAGGGTTGCAAACTTATCCTTTTGGGATACTGCGAGACCTTCAGATACTTCACCGAAAATTCTGTCAGCAGCACTTTCGGAGAGCTTTTTATTGAGTGCAATATTGCGCTCAATTTGCTCGTTGAGTTTTGTCTCCATATCATCAAGTTTCTGTACCATATTCTCTAGTACATCATATTTCTCTTCAGGCATTGATACATAATGTGCTTCAAAAAGACTCTTCATGCCATCCATGAAGGACTCAGTAATTTCTGTCTTAAGTCCACTCTCAACAGCGAGAGCATTCTCTTCTAACCATTCGGATGCAACATACTCTAGGTATGAGTCAACACGTTCGGTTAGTTCTAGTTTGATTTCTCCAACTTCCTCTGCAAGAGCAGCAGCATAGTGCTCTTCTAGAGTTGATTGAATTTCTTTGGTCTTAGAGTGAAGAGCCGCTTCGAATACGAGCTTTGCTTTCTCTCTAAACTCTTCGGAGAGTTCTTCGCCACCAAGAAGAGCATTTACATCCTCATCGATGATTGCATCGATATTGGACTCTTCTTCTACTACCTCTTCTTCTGTGGTCTCTTCTTCAGCAACAACTTCCTGCTCTTCGCTTTCGGTCGTTTCTTCTTCAGCGACTACTTCTTGAGTTTCTTCAACTTCAGTCTCAACTTCCTCAGGAACTTTAACTGGAGTTGCTGAAGTTTCAGCGCCTTGGGCTGCTGCAGCTTTAGAATTTACAACATCCTTAACTTGCTTAAGGGTTGCACCAGGAGTTTTTAGGGCATTGCTGCCATCATCTGGTTTGCTATTTTGTGGAGTAGGGCCACCTAGATCCTCCCAACCACCAGTTTGACCAGGGGTCGATACTGGAGTTGCGCTCTTCTCCGCTGCAGCTGCAGGAGCTGCACCAGAGTTTACAGCGGTTTTGGATTGTGAAGTGCCGCTACCTGCGCCGCCGCCCTGACCGGGGGTAGCCACAGATTCCATCTCTTGTAAATTGTTACCACGGGACATTTTTACTCTCCGATTACCTTAGTATAATCTGTATTTATTTATAAATTATAGATTTGATAAGAATTCTTGGAACAGATTAAGTTTCTGCTCATCAAGTCTTCTTTGATCTACAAGGGTATTTATTCTCTTTTGAGTTGTTTCTGCTAGTTGTTCACGAAGGATTCCTCCTTCCCAAACCCATTCTTTTCCTTCCATGATTCCTGAAACAAAAGCATCAGGAGCGGAAGGATCGGCAACGATATCAGCAGCAGTTGCTAACATAAAGTCCTCACCAACAACTTTATGTCCTTCATTTGTAGTTACTAATGAACCAACACCACGAGAAGAAACACCAAGCATTACACCCTCATCTAAAAGTGAAGATGCAATCTTACCCATTGGGGTGTTGAGAATTTGCGCCTTGCCTTTAAAATTATTTCCCTCTTGAACGAGTTCTGTAATTTTATGTGAAACGCGATCGAGGTTAACAGTAGGGCCATCGGGGTGACCAAGTTCACCAAGAGCACGACCTTTAGCAACGAAAGTTTCGTTATATCTTTCGACCTCTCTCTTCAGAGTTTCGATAGGATACATTCTTCCATTACGGTTTTTGATTTCACCTTGAAGAAATACACCTTCAATGTATAACTTTTTGTTGGCACCTTTTCCTTCGGTAATAATGTTAACGTTTGAAATTTCTTCTGTGATTAGTTTCATAGTTCTTAGTTAGTGAATCCTACTTTGTTAGCTTTTACTGCACCATCTGCCCAGATGACATGATTTGCTTCTTTTTCAAGAAACTCAGTAGTTGCATCAGGCATAGTAAAGAATGTGGAACTGGCAGCTCCCACTGTTTCACTAACAGCAATGACTCTAGCTGCACCAGAAGTGTTGGAGAGTCTTACACAAGTAGCAGTACTAATACTAGTAGCTGCTCCCGCTGAAGTTCCTACCGTCTCTTCGGTAGCGATAATTCTAGTTCTTTGCATCGGTATAATAAAGTCCTATAATAGTTATTTATTATTCTGCGTCTTCTTCAGTGGGTTCTTCGTCTGAAGTCTCTACTTCTGGTTCTTCTTCTGGAGATTCGCCGTTTACAATTGAAGCAGCAACTACAGGTTTTATTGCTTCAATATTCTGAGAAGCTTTTTGCATTAAGATTTCTTTAATCTTATCACTAATATCAGCAGGTGACTCGTCGGACACCATCATATTAATTAAATCATCCATTTTTTCGAATTCAATGTTTACTTAAGAGTATTTATTAGATGCGTCCACCCTTAGGCATCTTCATTTTTGGCGCCTCTTCCTGCGGTGGAATTTCAACCGTCGATTCATCTGGTTGAGGATCCATTGCAGGTTGTCCCATTGCAGGTTGTTCTGCAGGAACCTCACCGACTGGAAGTCCAGTATTTGGATCTACTGGTGGAGGAATTATACCTTCCTTCTTTTCGATTTCGATTCTTTCATCTATTTCTATAATTTCAGAATCAGTTTGTTTGAGAATATTTCTTCTGATATAATCTACAGAATAATAAGTTCCAACATAAGGTTCTGCAGCAGCAAGAACACCAAGTCTATTTTGAATTAATTCCGCTTCCTTTAATTCTGAGAAATGATTGTCATAAACATAATCAAACTGAATATGATCAGATATAACTTTCCAATCCTCTGGGGTAACGATATTCTTGAGGATTAGTTGCGTCTTCAACATGTCCATGAATAGTTGGGAGAATCTCTTTCTCATTCTTCCAACAAACTTGGTAAACTTAATTTCGTCTCTTAGAATTTCAGAAGAACGACCAAGATTAAATCCACCTTCTCCACCTAAACGAGACTCTGGAACTCCAAGAGCTCTGAAAAGTTTTTTCTGGAAATAGTTGACATCAGTAAGTTCACCAAGATTTTGTCCACCAGGAAGTGTGGTGATTTCTGTTCCTCTACCACCCTCACGACGAGGTAACCAGAAGTCTTCCAACATGGACATCATTTTCTTGTCATCACGGATTTCTCCAGTGTTTGCATCGTAAACCAACTTGTTACGATAACGAGTCATAACATCACGGAGATATTGCTCCGCTTTGATCTTTGGAAGATTGCCTACATCAATATAAAAAATTCTTCTTTCTGGAGCTCTTGATAATCTGTAGATTACCAATGAGTCCTCAATCATTCTAAGTTGATTGAGTGCCTTGATTGCTTTATGTAGATAGGAAAGAACACACTGTTTATTTCTATCTACTAGACCGGAGTGGACATAAGTTATTGCATCTTTTGATATTCTTGCAGCACCACCCATCCCAGTCTTATACTGTGATGTATTTAAATTATTTCCTTTAGAATGTGGATTGTACTCGTAAAATTCTTCTACTTCTGGAGTTACTAAATTAACTTTACCAGCGTTAGCAACAGCAAAACTAGGATTTAAAACTTGTTTAGGATCTTTCTTAATTTTTCTAACGAGTTTGATCTTCATAGGATCAATGTACCTAACCTCTTTAATGCCCTCTTGAGGTTTTTCTAAGTCAATAACTTTATGATAATAGATTCTACCGTCAACATACCAATTACGTAGAATCTCATGACATCTTTTATCAAAATCTAAAATTTCTTTGATGTATTTAAACTCTTCCCTGATCATCGATTTTAGTTTATCAGATGCAGGTACGTTTGATAGATCCACCTGAACTGGTGAATCATTTTGATCAGAAACAATTGCTTCGTTTATAATATCTTCAATAGCTCCATCGACTTCTGGATGAAGAGCCATTTCACGATATCTTTTTATTAAATCCGCTTCGGATTTGTATACTCCTTCAATATCAACGTATTGACCATAAAATCCACTGGAAACATAAAAATCCGAAGAATCTTCTTGATTCTCCGGAACAGGAGAAACGATAGATTTTTTAGATCTATCGTCCTCCGGATTTTGGATTTTAAAACCAAATAATTTAGGCATTACTCAAGTGTTAACTCTATTTCTATTATTTATTAGTTAACGACTTGAGTAGTTCCACCTTCAGCTTCTGCTGTTCCTAATTGAGTGATTGCGTTAGGATCTAATGCGTCCCACCACTGAACTTGAAGATCAACTGTGAATTCTTCAATAGTGTCTGCAGAATCATATGAAAGATCAATTGCACTTACTGCAGTTGGGAATACTCCGTAGAACTTATACGCTTTCAATACGGGAAGAGAATCTCCAGGTCCAGTTAATGTTGGACTGGTTGGATTCGAATTTGCTGAAGCAACTGATGATCTTCCAAACTGTTTTACAACAGCATTTCTTTGATACTGTGCTGGGTTGATAAGACCCGAGTTATCATCATGCTTGTTGATAGCGTTCATCCACTTTTCGAAAGCAGTTCTTAAAGTGAAGTCTACGTCATTAATAATTGTGATGGTCCAGACATCAAATGTTCTGTCACCGGCAACCTTCAGAGTTCTACCTCTGAAGGGAACTT